AAGTGAGGGTAATAAGAAAATAAATCTTTAATCCTAACGAACACACTGTCTGCAGTAAATCTAGTTATCTTCAATACCGAATCAAGCACATGGCTTAAAGCAACATTAGAGTTCCTAGTCACAATCTCTTGAACTTTTACAGCTGTATCTGGATGAGGCATACTAGCATCTGCGCCTTGAGGCATACCAATAGCATCCCTTAATTGAGTTAAATAATTATTTTGGACAGCTACAAGATCCATAAGACCTTGAACAACTCCATTTCTTAATTCATGAATATTACCTTGACTGTACTCGTTCTCTTCTCCGTCTCCAGATGCATAAATCTCGTTACCAGTTTCGTTGTAAATTTTCATTACAGTCTTATAATCCATAGATACACCAGCAGATTGAATATTATTAATCTTGCTGACATCAATACGTATACCTGCAGGTCTAGCTGAGGCTACCAATTGTTGAATCTTAATCTCTGTAGTTTGCATCTTGTCGATAAGAGTTTCACATCTTTCGATCATACCCTTAGCTTTTCCTTCATAAAGAGATGTAGCATACATCCTTATTGGAGGGTACACCTTATTTATTCCATTCTTTTTCTTATATGATAAGTTATCAACCATCTTGTGGTCAAATATGTAGTTAGTACCTAAGATCAAGTACCCCTCATACCATACCTCTTTCTTGTCAACGATAACGTCAAAACCTTTTGTAGGTCTTCCATCATAATCTCCCTTGAATGGAGTTATCTTTGTAACTCCTGAGTTATATGTTTTTTTCTTGTAGAATGTCTTATCTACAGTCTTGTAGTTGTAATAAAGAAGGTCTAGTTTTTGATTGGCATCCATAGATCCCGGCTCTAAGTTATCCTCAGAATTGTGTACCTTTACAAGTTCATGTATATTTCCAGCAAGAGATTTAACGAACTCTTCATTAGACATTAACATCTCAACTTCAAGTCCTTTCTTAGACATATCCATGACACTATTTGTCATAGTCTTAAGGTCTCCTATTGTTACTCTTTTTCTAACCCCAAAGTACCAACAGTCGTCGTGGTTTCTTTTTCTGGAATTTGACCACACCATCTCAGAAGGGTCTAACCTCTCGATTATAATTCCTTTCGACGGATGTATAGTTTCCATAGTAGCTATCCTACCAATGTCAACCGCATCATTTAACAATGCAAATAGTATCTCTTCGTGATCATTTAATGAGAACGTATACTTAAGAGCTTCCTCGATAGCTATCTCGATGTTTGGCTTGAAATTCATAGCCATCCTTAGATCAATTTCCTCTTCGGAATCCGGTCTGGCATCACCATGCATTGATTCCATATCGATACCAAAAACTTCAGACATATCCTTATCAAGGGCCCCTGAAACCATTCGCTTTCTTAATCTATTTCTTTCTTCATTCTTAAGATCTGTAGAGTACTTATCAACAGCATTAGCTTCAATATTATATAGTTGAGGCATCATATCATTGACCATCTTATCTTTAAACTTTGGGAGTATCTGAATTGGAGAGAAGTCAAAGTTAGTGTATGCAGTTGCTTCACCTTTAGTAATAAGAGTTTTAGACCCTTCTACGTCATGCTCGCCTCTAGCGTATCTTCTAAGTCTATGGTACTTCTCTGATTTATCTTTAAATCTTTGCCCAGATCCAATAAACCATTCATTCTCAATTTGTTTAGCTGTATCGAACCCAGTCCTTAAGTTATTGTTGATCATAATTTAAAAGTCTTGAATATATCTTCTATTTGTACATTTGTTTTTTTCTTTTTCTTTGGCTTATATTTTTCTCCATTTATAGCCATTATCCCAAGTCCAGATGATATACTTGCATCATGCTTAGTTCTATCTTTTGGATCAAATATCTTCCAATCTTCAATAGTTTCATTAAATGGAAACTTTCCTATCTCACCTTGAGCTCTGTAAGGATTATTTGGTCCTGCGACTCCTATGTGATTTTCTATGTAAGAATTTATAGCGCTTAAGTGATCTTCTAAGATAGAGACTCCTGACATTTGCTGTCCACCATACTCTGCCTCATGATCAGTTAATTTATTTTTAGCTTTATCTAATCTCTCTAATGAGAAAGGTCTATATCCTCTGTTTCTAACGTACCTTAATAGGTCTACCCTATTTAATTCCGCTAGTATTTTTATACCAAAGAAATGTAAAGCCATCACTACATCCTCAAAGAAAATATCTTCAGTCTTAGCTCTACAAAGATACTCTAAAAAACAATCACCTTTTTCAAGATTACCTATTGATTTACTACAGAACCCATGTATAGCACCTGCAGACCCTCTTCCTCCTGAAGCTGATCTTACTGAGAATGGATCGGAAGATAAAAATCCGTAGTCATTATCTGGATAAAATTTATTACCCTTCTTTATAACGTTATTTCTTATATGATCGGTTCCGTCAACCATAGACGGCATCCAAGCTAACTTAAACCTACCTCTTCTATCTGGGTAAAATAATACCTCTGTATCTTTTATTCCTTCTTTCCAAGCGAAGTTACCTGTAACGTAAAGATCTTCAGGATTTTGAGTGTTGTTATGATCTAACTGTTCATATAATTTATTTATATTAAACATGCAATCATCAGACTTATCCCTATAAGCTTGTTCTCTAGTTGATGGTTCAGCTCTGTAATGAGCATTCAGTACGTTGTCGCTTTCTTTCTTGGCTTCATCAGCCATAACTCTTAGGTACTCCTTTGAACCAAACTTAATATCTACACCATAATTATCTAAGGTATCTGGTGGTGGTGTCTCTTGCCAACATTTACCGTACTTATCTGTACATATCTCTTGATTCTCATAAGCTGGCAAGAAGAATGCATAGAGCCCATTCCTAGTCTTTCCAGTAAGCTCTACTCTTTCAGAAACCTTAGCCATATTATCTAATGTTCTAAATTCTTCACCACCTTTATTTAAGGCTCCAACTGTAGATCCAATCCAAGCCTTTCCAACAACACGACCACCCGGCATCATCGCTGGTTTGATAGTTCCAAAGTGTTCAATGTAGTTTACAGGTCTAGCCCATTTACCAGCTTCATCTCCTAGGTATCCATTTAATTTAGCTGAATCATATGCATCATTCTTCGTTGGACGAGTATCTATCTCTGTATTTAAGTAATCCTTAGTACTTGTATCTTTTTGTTTTTTAGCTTCACTAGAGGTGTCTGGCGGTTTACCAAAGTATAACTTCTTTGTGGATTCTACCTTTCCTTTAACCGTAGGCTGGAAGAAAAATGGAAGCTCCATAAATGCATATGAGAACTTCTTGAATGCTTCCTCGACATCATCATTAGATTTAGATGTCATACCATAACGACCATTCTTTGTTGATATAGCCTCTTCAAGGAGTCTGAATAGTACCAAGTAAGTAAAACCTGTACGTCTAGACTTCACAAATAATTCTCCAAGACATCTAGGATCTCTGAAGCAAGCCTCTTGATGATAAGCTATCTTTAATTGAGCTTCTCGGAAGTTCATGTATTCACCATTATCCAACATCTTACCCCATTGTAATGTGAACCAGAATACACCCGGCAGGTAGACAGCTTCACCATTATTCATGAACCACACACCTTCTCTTCTTTTTCTGAATTGCTCTAAAATGTAAGATGTAAATGACTCTGCAGATTTAGGAGTAAGACCTACTGGCATCTCCTCTCTACTCCAGAATTGGTCTTCTTTTTTCTTCTTTGAAAATAGTATATGTTTTTTAGCTGGAACCTTTGGAAGTTGTATCTTTAAGTTTTCTATATCTATAATTTCACCTCTAGTTCCTTTAGGGCAGATCATCACAGCTTCTTCATCTGGATTGTTCCACTTCTTGAAGTAGTTCTTCTTAGGATAGAACTCTTGACTAGCAAACCTTTCAGCGTACCCAACCTTATAGTTCTCTTCCTTAAATTTAAGTGAATTTGAAGATATCTGAACACGCAACTCTTCAAGTGATGAGTTTATGTTTCGTATAGCTTTAAGTATTACTGTCTTTGCTTTTATAGCTGTACCAAATTTTTCAGGGGCCAGCTCTTCGAAGTCAATCTTTGCTTTTAATGATTTTCTAAGTTTAATTATAGAGGTATCTCCAGCATTTAATAATAACTTAGCGTACCTCATAGCCTTCTCCTCTGAAGGTCTATTTGCTGAGTTTACCCAGTCATTCATCAAAGCCTTAGCTTCTAAGAAGGACTCCTCCTTAGATTTCATAGCTCGAGTCATCTTCTCTGGATCTATCTCAGCAATATTTATGTCATACCCTAACCCCTCAATAACAATCTTAATTGATTCTTCTATGTCATAGGAAAGGTTATTCATATTTACCTAGTATATCTTCGATTTCACATTTGAACAAGGTCTCTCCTTCGATAATAAATTCATGTTCACTATTTCTTGAAAAGTAGACCTTATCACCAACTTCAACTCCTTCTAATTTTTTATTTGTAATAGCTAATTCAGCACGAAGCTCTTGCATACCTTTTCTAGATCTAGGTATCAATGTTAGTCCGTACTTTAATTGAATATTTTCTTGCTTGATAGGTTTAAGGAACACGAAGTTATGTAGCGGAATCCAAGTGTTATTACTCTTTTTCATTATAACTTCAGACACTGGAACCCAGTAATAATCATCAGCTATGTAGTACATTCCTTTAGTTTTCTTTTTATCAATACGTATGTTCTCCCTCATTATATTGTGGTGAACGACTACGACATCTCCGGAATCAAGGTCGATCCCTTCTGGAGCTGAAACAACTGTGGCTGTCCTATTTATACTTTCAACATTGTCAATATCTACATTAACTGTGAAGTCTGTATTTCCAACTTTTTCCTTGTTATTGTAGCTCCTATCTGTCCTTATTAAAACATGATGTAGAGCTTTCATTATTCGAGTCTTGTGTTGTACTCTATAATTACAGGCATCCCAACAAAAGACTTCCATGGCATCATGCCGTTGTCTTCTCTTCTTACCCATACCTCGTAGTGAGCTGGAGTTATCTCTTTGATGGTTTCGATTTCTACTCCCATTATCTTAGAGCCTACTGAAAGATGTAGTTGATTGTTTACGTCGAGGCCAACGCTTATTTTACGGATAGATCTATTTAACATTATATTGAATTTAAAATTATCCTACAAATTTAATCATTTTTTAGACAATGATTTTAGCGTAAAGTGAACAGTGATAGGTAGTATCCCAATCCACTCAGCCCATAGCAGTGAATAAAATCCAAATAAGAAGTGTCCAGACATCCCTAAGACTATCAATACAGCCATAACCAGACGAGTGAATGACTTATTTAATATCATAATAGACAAACTACCAACGAAGAACACTGAAGCAAATATATAGTGCCAAACAGGAATATCTAGATGAGGTGTACAAGCTACTCCTACAAGAGCTACTCCTAATATTATATTGTAGAACTGTCTATTCCATAAGGATCCGTTAGTTATAAACATAGATCCAGCAATTACTAGCAGAGCTACAAAGAAGTGATTATCATTCATGTAAGCATAATTACTTATACTTGGTCTTAATTCTCCATCTATCAAGAAGAGTATCAATGGTATAAAAAAAAGAAGAGACGAAAGTATCATCTCTAATTTTATTAATCTTTTTATCATTACTATAGTTGTTTTAATACAAGCATCATACCAATTGTAATTATAGTACTAACGACGCTTGCTATCTTTGTTTGCTTCAATGTAAATCTAATTCCATTCTTTTGATTATGAAGAAATCTAAGTGTTTTAAACTTCTTTGGGAATAGTACAGTTAACCCTAACTTCTTATCTATTAAGTCAAGTAGAGTACCAGCTACCCAACTAGCCATCATTAGCCAGAAATGACCACTGAGTAAAGCTAGTACAAAGTAAATTAAACTTGGTACAATATCATATAGTATTATCTCCTTCTTACTTAGATGTGATTCAATTAAGTAGTCTAAGAAATAATGAGAAGCTATTGCTAAAGGAATACCAATAGCAAAAGCTAAACTTTCATCTTGTGTTATAACATAGGTAGCAGTTGTTATTGCTAGTCCTGTTGTTGCGTGTGGGTTACTATACATTAAGCAAATTTATGATTAGGTGTTTTAGGTTCAACTTCAAACTCTAACCATTCTTCGTTAGGTTCACCTTTCCAAAACACATCTATATTATAAGTTAACCCCTCTTTAACTAATATACTTTCTTCTGTTACTTCATCGTACTTGTAAACGTTTTGAAAACCTAAGTGAGCAATGCCATGTGTAAACTCTGTTACTGTTGGTTTAATTTCATCACTTAATAAAGCTATTAATTCTTTTGCTTTTTCTTCTGTTGGTATGCAATATCTTTTTACCATTATTTCATTACAATTTTATTAATATTACCGTTTGGCACTTGATAAGTAATAGGTATAACAGTTATGGGTATTTGCTCTACATTATCAATAGTTTCAATTATTTCCGTAACTCCTACTGGTGGTGCTACCGTTACCACATCAGCTAATCTTGTAACAGTTGTGCCTTGTGTTGGAATGTAGGATGAATCATCTGTTGCAGCTTTTGCACCCCACAATATTACTTCACTTAGTGTCGTAGCACCTCTAAAATCAACAGCATAAAAGAAGGCTTGATTACTTGTTACATCTGTATTAACTTTAAATCTTTTCCATTCCTCAGTTATTGTAAATATATTATCAGAATTACCATTATGTGTACATAATTGAGTAGTACCTATTCCACTTACTGTTCTAGCCCATATTGATCGATAATGATTAGATAACCCTCCATAATTTTGTGGCATCCAAGAAATCCCTCCACTAATAACCTTGTATGCATTATTTGATCCATCTGGTGCTAAATATCCACTTTCAATTGTTAAATTATTCTTAGTCCAACTAGCATCACTAAAATCCTCACTATAAGTTATCAAATTCTCTGACTGTGGCTCTACTAATAAAACCTTTTTCCCATCTTCCCATATAAAAGAAGGCTCATTAGGTTGTACTTCTGTAAGTACTCCATATTGATTTGGAACCCACTTAGGACTATTTCTATCTACTGTGAAATCTCCATCTCCTACTAGTACTTCTTTTACAGATACGTTGTCAATTTTACCTACAAAACCAGTTGAAAAACTAGGCTCTAATCTAAAAATAGTATCTGATAATTGCGTTCTTATTTCCGTATATGTTCCGTTACCACTACGAGAAGCACCAGTACCCCCACTATTAACCCTTATAGAGCCTGATATATAATTTGATATAGTGAAAACTATTTTATATGTTTTAGCTCCTAAATTTATATTTTGATAAAGAAATGTACTTGTAACCTCATTCCCAATAGCTAAACCTCCAGATATAATCCAATTACCCTCTTTATTCCAATTCGCATTAGTATCAAACCCACCATTAACAACTAACTCAGGTCCATATACAGGCTCAGGTTTTTGACTATATAGCTTACCTGCTTTATATCCATCAGGTATCATACTCAAGCTAGAGTCATTGTTTATTAAGGAATCTCTAACACATTTTAATGATGTAGTAACTCCTCCATCCTCTCTAACTCTATTTACGTATCTCTTCGTTGGTATCGCAGACGAGCCTGCGAGTTTAAAACCCGATATACTCTCTACGAATTCGGATAAAGCATCCATACTAGCGAATGTAGCATCTGCGTTATCTCCATTTACTATATCTCCGTAGTCGTATCCATCACCTGATCCTATATTCACCGTACCTGAGTATGTGAAGTAGAACTTTCCATCTTTATTTACTTTACCTTTTACATCCTTAGATGGCTCGCTGAAAATTTCTCTACCTGAATCAATATCTATTAATTTAACGTAAAAAAATGATGTCTTTAATCTCTTTAATCCCATATCTTTGTTTTAATTATTTACTTCTTAATTTAATTATTGCATCTATTATTGTCTGTCCTCCTATGTAAATAACAGCTACATTCATCCACTGAGTTCCTGATATCTTGTCATAAAATATTAAAACTGTTGCAATAATCATGATAGAAAGCTTCTTACTTATCATGAACTTTAAAATACTATCTATTACTGGTTTCATATCAATTCTACATGAGGGTAATCTATTAATTTTTGGTCGAACTCTATGATTCCGTCAGAGTCCCAGTTAGCTCCCCATCTTATTTTATGTGTTATCTCACCTGCTTCAAACAGTTCCTTCGCACATGAGGAAATTACTCCGTAAATATACGACAAATATTTCTTATTATATATGAGCTTCTTTCTTATACGTAGGTTTGGATGATAAGCGTGAAAATCAACAGCTTCAGATGGAATTTTGTTATGTTTTCCAAAAGTCGTGACACCATCTACGTTTGTGATAGTGTCTCTTCCTAGTTCTTTCGTCCTTCCGATAGCGTAGTAATCTCTTTGAACGTTTAAAGATCTATGACCTTCAGAAATTCCAAAGTCTACGTCAGATCGCTTTATTGCAAGCCTGAAGATTTTTTGAAGATCTTCATGGCATGTATCTAATTTGCTGTTGCTTTTTTTTCCGAATTTCATATTATAAACAAGCATTAATGTTAGATGTTACTCCTGTTGAACTTATTTGGAAATTAAATACTCCATTAGAGAAATAATTACCACCTCCATTGAATTTAGACAATGCAAAAGGATCTACATACCAAACATCTCCTACTTCTATATTTGAAGAGCTTCCTGATTTATAGGATGTGTCAGAATCTACAGCTGAGCAAGCATCAACTCCAGAAGATTCTCCACCTTGATTTATTTCGAAACCTGTAACAGATGGTCCTATTTTTACTAATATTCCAGAAGAAGTAAGTGATAAATTATCTGCTAAATCATAAGCTTTTACAGTCCAAGTGCTACTATCTCCAGAAGAAACTCCTGTTATAGATTTAGAAGTTGAAGAGCTTAATGTGTCTACAAATAAAACAGCATCTTTGTATATCTTATATCCAGTAACACCAACATTATCAGTAGATGCCGTCCAACTTAATGTGAACCCACTATTTGATATACTTGAGGATTGTAAATTTGTAGGTGCAGACGGAGACTCTGTGTCAACACTATTTGTCTGTTCCACAACCAACCCAGTAGATGTGGCTGACTCATTCCCAGCTTGATCAAAGGCAGATACAGTCCAAGTATTTGATTCTCCGGGTGTTAACGAAGATATAAACCTACTTAAATTTGTTGTTGTTGAATGAAAGTTAGAGTTCTTGTAAATATTATATCCTGTTACTCCTACATTATCAGAGCTAGCAGACCAAGACAAGGTAAAGCTCGTATCTGTTATTGTAGCTGAGCCTAAACCTGAAGGAACAGATGGGGCTACTACATCTATCAAAGCTATTACTATTCCTCCATAAGCAAAATCACCCACTCCAAATAATATAGAACTAGAAGCTTCAATCCTAACAGCTCTACTTTTTCGACTTGAAGACTTTGAAACTCCACTAGACAATGTTCCTGTAATTTCATTTACAGTAAATGCGGAGACGGCTGAATGTTCTGTAGATCTCCATAAATCTTCACTAACAAACGGATCCCCACCTATACTATTTATTGATGAATTTACAGTAGATACTTGAGAGGTTTGAAAACCTTCTATTGAAGATTGCAAGAACCAATCAGAGTACCCTCCATAAACCAAATCTAGGCATTGCTTAGCTGAGCTAGCTGTATGACCTGCTTGGTTAACAATAGCTGTGCTATTCTGAGCTCCACTACCAGATTGAGCTGTAGCTCCTATTTCTGTTCCTGTTACATTACTGTATTGTGCTGAAGGCATAGCAAATGGATACAATATTAAATATCTATATGAAAACCCAGTTGTAGGAGCTGTGTACCCCCTAAAGTTAGATAACCTATCCTTAGATCCAGAGTAGGAGCCATTAAATGATCCACCTTGGACTATGGCATGAGCAAAAAGATTTGTAAGGGGCCTAGAATTGGTCCCTACAAAGTCTTGATAAACTACTTCACACACCTCTGAAAATTCAATAGGTAATGCTGTTGCTACTTGAGTCTTTGGCATATTATAGTAAGTTATGTATTAGTTTCTTTAATTCTTTAATTTCATTTTTAAGATTAGCTATCTCAGCAGAATGTAAATCTTGATAAGACACAGACTTCATGCCTTTATCATTAGTTCTCACGAACTCTGGATGGAATAACTCTAACTCTTGAGCTATAACACCAACTCTTAGTTGATCATTACCTTTGAAGTTGAACTCTCTGTAATTCGATGTAATTTCATGCCCCGGTAACACTAGAGTTATGTTTTCTTTTAACCTCTCATCTGAGGATCCTATAAAGTCGTTTGCTGTTATATTTCCTGTTACAACTAATGCGTTTGTGCTTGGATTATAAGTAATACCTGCATCTTTTTTAATTCTATTATAACCACTTACAGAAGAATCCACAAATGTTACATAGTGAGATGATGCAGTGGCTACAGCTTCAGAGTAAGGCTCTACAATTATAGAAGCTCCTGCAAAAGCAACAGAGTTAACTGTTGGTAATGTAGCCCATGATGCAGTTCCACTTGCAGAATACTTTAGCACTTGATTTGTTGACCCTCCAGTAGGTATATGTTTATATCCTGCTAATGTAGAGTGAGTTACAGCTACAGCTCCTGTAGTAGGAGATACAGTTATAGCTCCTGATCCAGACACGCTGTCAACAGCTCCACCACCACCTGCTACTGAATTTATAGTTATACTATCTCCAGTTGAGTTAGTTGTTAGTGTTATATTTGTACCTGCTACAAACGTAAGCGTATCGTTATTATTATCAGCAACAATCGTAGATTGACCTGATACCGCTACGTTCTTAAATATGCTTTGAGAAGATCCCTTATCTGTATTTGTAACAGAGAATGATAAATCATAAGGATCTGAGACAGATCCAGTAGATGTGTCTGTCCAGTTAATGTTTACAGTAGCACCACTACCTGTAGCTTCTACAAACTTCATATACTTTCCTTGAGATATCAACACATTTGTTCCGTCTCCATCTTGAGCGTAGAATGTTGTCAGTCTATTTGTATCAG